GTACCATGAATGCATCTCTTAAATCTAGTACTTCTTGAGTCAAATCTGCATCAAAAGTAGCACTATTTTCATCTAAAATAGGGTATTTAGCCTGAATTTCAGTAGCTTTTTGTAATGCATCTGAACCAGAAAAGCCTTGTACCATGAATGCATCTCTTAAATCTAGTACTTCTTGAGTCAAATCTGCATCAAAAGTAGCACTATTTTCATCTAAAATAGGGTATTTAGCCTGAATTTCGTTAGCTTTCTGTTGTAAAGCAGTCATTTCTTGGCTTTGTTGCACTGTTTGACCCATTTTTTGCTGTACTTCAAACATAAACTGCTCTTTTTCAGCATTTCTGATTTCATTTCTAAGTTCTACAGCCTTTTCTGCCTCACCATTAAGTACTAACTCTTGGTATTCTGACTCTTTTGCTGCAAAATCGTATTCGGGCGCATCTTTTGCTGCCTCTTGTTTTGCTTGATTTAGCTCATCTAACTGTTTTTGTAGTGCTTTTTGTTTTGCTAACACTTCATCTAACCTTGATTTAGGCACCATAGGTGGTTTTTGTTGATTTACTTCTTCGGTAACGTGTTCATCGCTTCCTTCAATTGGCTGAAGATCTGGTTGTGGAGCTCCTTCGCTCTCTCCATCCACGCTTTCTTCGCTAACAGCTTCTGGTCCTGAAGATTCTTCCTCTTCTTCTTGCTGTTCAACTTCTTCTTCAACAACCTCTTCCTCTGGAGCAACGTTAACTTCTTCTGAGACTTCTTCATCTGTTTCCTCCTCCTGGGGTACATCTCCAAAATTTAAATCTACATCAAATTTAGTATCTTCTTCTTTTAAAGGCTCACCACCTGGCATAGCCTCCATAATTATATTATCAATATCATCTTTTTTATTAGCCATTTTATCTTCCTCCTTGAGTTGGTTTCATGGCAGCCGTTGCAAGTTTTGCCGCAGCTTGGGTTTCAGTTTGTCCTTTCCGTATGTCATTTGTCATAGCAGAAAGTTTTTCTCGTAAACCAAGTTCTTCTCTCTTCATTTGAAGTTTGCTTTGTAGTTCAGCTACTTTCATTTGTGGCTCTGCAGCTTCGCCTTGAGCTTTAGCCATATTTAGCTGTGTTGAAGCTTGTAGATTTTGTACTTCAGCCTCTAGTTTAGCAATTTCGAGTTGTGTTTGTCTTATAGCAGCCTCTGCTTGGAATTGTTGTAATTGTATCTGTTCTGGAGTTGGAGGTGCTGTACCTTCCATCTGTCTAATTCTATCTGCAATTTCTGCCTTCTTAGCTAAGTGTGAGTATCTAACAATTAAATCATTTGGAATTGGTACTCCAACTTTTCTAAGTTCTATCGCCTCTGCAAATTGTACTTCGTCGAAGTTATCTCTTGCAGGAGAATCATTTACAACCACTTCATATTCCCCAAGTGTTAAATCATTTATGATTCTACCTTCTGGTGTCATTTGATTTATGGGCATCGGTACTTTTGGTTGGTAAGGATCTTGTTCATCTGTAATTTGAATAACCCTTTCTTCTGTGTAATAGCTTTGTACCAACTCTAAAATCTTTTCCGCTAAATAATGTCTTGTTTTCTTCAAGTTATCCAAAGGTACTTGAATCATTAATACGCCACGGTTCTGTTTTGCTTGAATTGCAATACCAGAAACTTCGGGACTATCTGTACCTAACATAGCATCAGATATACCGCTTATTGTTTTAATATTAGCAGCGGCTTTTTGGCTTATCCTGTCTAGACCGGTGGGAATCTGATTTGGTGGTATCTTCGCGGGGGGTTGCGATCCTCGATTGTACTCGAGCACTAACCCAGTTTCCGCACCGTGTTCCTCTAGATCATCCGCTGTCATCCCAGTCAGCGAACCCGATTCTACAACCCAACCGCTGTTGGCTGTAGTGTTAACAATATGTAATTCTTGTGATGAAATTTTATTTAGTTGTTCTTGTGGTGAGATTAAATTTCTAACCATCCCAAAAGGTTTACCTCTTCTCCAATATGGAAAATAAGGAACTAAAGTAAAAGTTTTATAAGGTGACCAATCATCGAACAACACTACAGTGTCCGCGGTCACCGTCCAACGGACTTTTTTAGCTTGCTTAGTAACAATATATAAACCGTAGTCATCAGCAAACTTTTCTCTTTTCTTTTGACTCCACTCGTAAGGTATTTCTCTTTGATCTCCCGTAACAGGGTCAACATAAAACATACACTCTTTTAACTTATAGTGTTGTCTTTCTACAACTCGAATAGATTTTAAAGCTCTAGCTTCCTCTGGGTTATGTGGATAATCACTTGCGTACTCTCCACTATAAGTATCCCCGTACCGCTCTTCTTCATATTCAATAGAATCAGAACCTAACGTTGATCCAACTTCTGCAATTATTCGTAATTTATCGGCTTTATCTTGCCCATAAGTTTCTTCAATGTCATCTATACTCATCCACTTGGTTTCAAAAATTTCTTTCCAAGTTCTTGGATCATATTCTTTTGCATCTGGGTCAATAAGAATATCTAATGGATCTTTTTGTGTGACTCTAACTTCGCCATTAATATGGTCGTCAAAATCTATTCTGATATCAAACCAACCACGATCTTGAATAAGACCATCTGCAAATACTTGGGATTCTACCCAATCTAATTTATTGTTGTCTGAGATTTGCATGTACAGTTTAGTAAGTACATCTGCAGTTTCTTGCATACCAGATCCGCGAGGTTTAAATACCACATCTGCTCTTCGTGTACTCTGTTCACCAAGTACAGTATTAACGGTAGGTAAAATAGTATTAATAGTAAGCGCGGGACGACCCTGATCATCCAACGTGGCTATATCAGCTTCGTCCCACTGCTCGCCCCGGTAAAAGGCATCGCATTGTTTTGCGATTTCAATATAATCTGTGTGACCGTGGTCCCTCGCTCTTGTATAAGCTTCCCATTGTCTACGTGCAAGGTTTGCTTCTTCTGCCGCGTCTAATTTTTGTTTAGGTTTTTTATACTTTGCCATTAAGCACTCATTGAAGATTTATGTTTAACACCTTTGGTCAAATATTTTAATTTATCTCTCCATGATGAAACTTGCTCCGGTCTTTCATAGAACGTAGCAAATTCAGTCATCATTAGTCCTATCCACGCTAATGCATCGACTTGGTCATCGTGTGTACCATTCGGGAAGCGCAAAAGTTCTGCGACCATTGGTCCAGTCCAAATGGCATCCTTCGGAAAGTATACCATACCTTGTTGCATTCTACCCTGTATTGCACGAGCTCTTGCTTCTTTATCTCTCTTACCTACTTTTAAATCTTTAAAATAGGCTTCATTTAATCCCCGTTCCCGAGTTCTTTTCTGTAGGAACGGACCGAGGGCCATTTCAATATGTCCTCTCTCTATGCCTACTATACTCGGACGCCAGGTTTCATACAAGTCTAAAATTTGTTCAACTAACTCAAAACCGTCGTACTTTCCACGAACCACGTCAACCACATATAAAGTATCGTATTCATCGACACCGACAACAATACCAACTGAGTAATCGTTCCGGTCACGCTGTCCGATCGCAAGGTCCCACGCGCAATAAAAGTTAAGGTGTGAAGTATCAATTTCATCATAGTCAAAATATCTAATCATCTCTCGACTAAAATAATCGCCTTCGTCGGATACGGGATTCTGTTGATACAGAGCAGACCAATCTCGGGGACCAATGGCTTTCCTTATCTGCTCGAGAGCATCTACATTATATCTTTCCGGATGTAAACTTTCACCAACTTTTCTAAACTTTTCATCTTCTTCTGCGATTGCTGGGTACTTAATAACCTCCCATTGGTCCGCACCTTCTTCTGCATGTCTCAACAGCTTTCCGGCTAAATCATCATCGTGCCATCTTGTAAGAATTACAAGGATCCCCCCACCCGGAGATAGACGAGTATACGCGGTTGATGTATACCAATCCCAGGTCGCTTCGCGGTTGTTTTCCGACTCTGCATCTTCACGGTTTTTTACAGGGTCATCGATAACCAAAATGTTTGCACCTTTACCTGTAATACCTCCCCCAACACCAGCAGCTACGTAACCACCACCGCGGGTCGTTTGCCACGATTCTACTGACTGAGAATCTTTATCTAGCCTAGATTTTTCAAACACGTTTTTATATACTGGTTCTCTTAGCAGTTGACGCACTTTTCTTGAAAAATTCATAGCAAGAGAACCTGAATACGAACAACTTATGAACTCGTGATCAGGGTGTCGACCTATATGCCAGGCAGGGAATGCCACACTGGCCAAAGTAGATTTACCATGTCGAGGAGGCATAAAGAGCATCAGTCTTGGTGACTCTTTGTTTGCTACTTGTTCACTAAACTTTTCGAGCCTTTGGCAAATGTCTTTGTGCACCCAGCCTGCGTGATAATCTGGATTGAAACGTTCTACAAATGGGAGTAAGTGTTTACGTGATAAGATTCTTTTGGCTAGTTCTTGTTCCGCTTTTACTTGTGCGGATAAGTCTTCTTGTTTCTTTTGATCCTGTTCAGACGTCGACGGGGGCTCGGGCACTTTCTCCGCCTCGTCCGCCCTACAGTACACACAAATATCATCGACCAGAATAAGGTTCTCGTGATAGAGCCCCTTACATTTACGACATTCAGTCTTCGTCGTTTCCATTCGGTTCTAAATAGTTTTGATCTGCCCCTGCAAGTTTAAGTAGTTCTGCATCGGATAATCTTTCCAACTGCTCTACCTTTTCAACATTGATGTTTATCTGCGTAGCATTTTCTGGCATGAATAGACCGTGGAGCTTGCATAACGAATCGACGACATTCTTTTCTTCGGTCGCGTTCGCAGATTTTCTATGAGCTTCGAGGTACATGCTTGTTGCTGTGTTTCTATCAAACCTAACTTCTTCGCGCATTTCATTACGAAAGTAGGCCAGGGCTTTTTGTATTTTGTCTTTTTTAAAGATATCGTATACACGATCGACATCCTTGTACCCCGCTGCTCGACCGGCGGCCGCTTTACTCATACCGCGAAGATGGAACAATA